ACGGCATTTCTGAAGATGGCATCGAGATCCACACCAAGCCACTCAGAGACGAACATCATTCGCGCACACGCGTGAACTCCGACAAGCGCTGTGGCAGGCCGCTCGGGAACGCGTCCAGTTCCAGCTCGATGTCGTTCAAGGTCTGGGAGACGTAGGTTTTCCTCAACGCCCAGCTGTCCAGATCGTGAGAACGCAGCGAGGCGCCGGTGGCATCGACGTCCCACTCCTGGACGTAGTAGTGGTTCGCCCAGTTCGCGAACGCCATCTTCCACGCGCGCCTTAGCGCGTCGTCCTCGCTGGATCCGACCCGGACGATGCGCCAGTCGCGGCCCTCATACTCTCCCGATTCTTCGATGATGACGTATGCTTTTCGTGGTGCATGCATTTTCGTAAATAAGCACACGAGTACATGTTGTGCGCTGAATATCTTTATATATAAAGCTGCATGGGTCACACATGAAAAAGTCTTAAATCAACAGGCAATTTCACTTGTCGAGGTTCTCGGTGTCCGGCTTTAATCACAATCAAAGAATTCAAACAGTAAAGCATAATTTGTAGAAGTTATCGAAATAGTGATGTTGTAATATGTTGGCTATGCACACATGTTGATTATCTCTACAAGACACACGTATATTTGACTCAATCATGATGCACATAAATCCCACTCTCAAAAGCACTGCCGCAATTTTGCATTCGACCCCTTCTGCAAAACATCCCGTAATTATCTCCAAAAAAACACCATCTTTAATGAAAAAGTGGCGTGCTAATCAACACCTATATAAACAACCTGTTATCTGTACATCGACTTTAGATAAAATAGGTGGTTTCTTGATGATGTACGCACCACACAATGATGACTTTGGCATGCTGACAACGTCTTCTAACACACTTTCAACGGGTGGTGATAGCTGGTTTGAATGTGTCATGCAAGTTTTCTTAGATCACGATGCCAAGGTGATTGCATTGGGGCATGGATACATGACTTTCAGGAAAACGTTCCAAAGCCCTCGAAGTACACAATCGTTTGAGTCCCCCACCGAACTTGACAACAGTATACAACTGAAATACGACGAGATCGTTACACACCTACAACAAATTTTTCCAAAGTATCAGATTATCCCATGGTCATCTGAATTTGTTATGAACAATTACAAGCAAAACTCAATTAGGATTGACGCTATTTTAGAAAAGTCGGCATTGCCGAATGATATTTCATCTGAAATCCTAAAACATCTTTTGCCTAAGTGGCCGTCTAAACCACTAGTGTTGACAGATTCGGACCTTGGTGCAAGACGGAAGTTATTGAACTCTTGGTCTAATTTATGGTTAAGCACTTTGACACAATCTAGAAGGCACTACAAACTTCTTCCACACAGGTGGCGATATTGGTATGTTTATGACTTGAATGATATTGTTGATAACTGCAAGGCAAACTGGCCATCAATGGCATAACATGGTACACATCCAATAAATACAAAGAAAACACAAAAAGAAAAAATATTATTTTATTTATTTTGCTATGGTATAAGGGGACATTTTCACTTGATTACCAATTACTTGAATCAATAATTGTCATTGATCATCAAACATGTTGTGGCGCCTCCCTGGGAAAAAGCGATGGACCCTTGCAAAACTATACCAAGCCAACACAATCACGATTAACTCAATGGCACAATTCAACACCCACATTCAAGCAGATTTACGTGTTTTGGAGCGGCGAGCTCAGGATAATTATCAATATGCACCGTATGAAGGCCGGACAGAATCGCTGCCAGAGTCTTACTTCAAAAAGGATAAATGGGTAATGGGTACAATTTGGAGAACTTATATTTTTCACCAGGATACTTGGCACTATAAGTATTCTGTTAACCTACAAGAATTCCGTGAGATAATTGAGATTCCAATGCTAAGCAGCAATGGTGTTTTGCAAAATATAAGCAATAACGACCCCAAGCAAATAATCACATCTATTTTCGAAGATATTGAAACGTTAGCAAATGACTACAAAGGTGTAGCAATTGAAGTTGGTTTTACAACGACGATTGAGAAAGACAACATAATACGAGCATACATCTTTACATCTGATGGTTGGCAGTATAAAAATTCTAAAACCACAATCAAATACGATGAAACTCAAGAGCAATTTCTGATTACCACAACAGCTGATTTTCCAAACAGAGTCAATGGGTCAAGTAATCTATCAGAGTTAAAGAAAGCATGCAAGACCTTTGGCTTGAAAAGCACCGGTACAAAAGATGATCTTTGGCAAAGACTCCAAAACCAGTATATCGATAATATTATCTCATCTTTGTAACTTCTTACACATGTTTTTGCACAGTAACAATAGGACCTTTTGTTCGTTTAGTTTGGTATATTGAAGCATTGAATTCTTCATTATCACTGTCACTCCCTTCTTGTTGTTGGATCTCCCAGAATACATCTGCACCAATCCGATACTTTTCATGAGTGTCGGCTTTGTACCAAAACACCTGATCTTCTAGTTTATTACTTTTTGCACTATTATGAATTACGAGACACTCGTAGTTTTCAGTGCATGAGTTCATAAGCTGACAAAACATGTCAAAGGTTGGTATACATCCTGCATAATTCTTGTACAAACGTTCACGATTTGAAATGTTGTTTTCACGAAGAATAAATGTGTAATCTACATTACATCGCAAATCTGGCGGGAATCCTAAAGCGAACTGAGAAGTAATGAGACAAAATAGCTTAATGTGCCGTCCGTTCATGAACAAATAGCGTATATATTTATCGCGGGTCCACTTTTTATCATACAAGCAATCATCAAGGATTAAAAATGCACGCGGATCAATTTTAGAATCGCCTACTTGTTTTTTCTCTTTGTCCAGTTTCTTAATCACCATTTTTTGGCGTTCAATAAGCCTACTGATTAGCTCAGGTGTGCATTCATCGTGCAGAAACTGGCGTGGCACGATATCTGAATAAAACTTGTTAACGGGCTCGGTAGGGCTAACAACAACCCCTAGGGGCATATCTTGATGATAATACAACATGTCTTTAACTAGCCAACTTTTTCCATTACCACGAGCCCCAATAAAAACTACCACCTTGTCTTCTGGTATCGAAGACATATCGAATTTTTTAATCTTGAATTTCATTGAACCACCTATATGTATCAAAAGAATCATTTTATTATTATTTCACCGCAGTTGAAAGTAAAGGTGTAGTACATGACATGTACAAACTTCTATTCATGATAATACATTAGTAAAGCACTTAAGCACAAGTGTGTAATTATAAGCATTACATACCTCGGATAGGATAACATGGATATTATCAAAGCGTTTCATAATAACGATTTAAATATCGAAGTAACAATAAAAGGTACACATGAAAATCCATTGTTCAGAGCCAGTGATATAGGAGAAGTTTTAGGGATGTCTAATGTGAGAACAAGTATAAGTAATTATAGTGAGGATGAAAAAGTCTTGTTACCCCATGAAACGAGTAACGGTATTCACAATGTGATTTTTTTAACCGAGCAGGGGTTGTACAAACTGTTGTTTAAAAGCGAGAAACCAATTGCCAAAGTATTTCAAAAGTGGGTTTTTGATGTCATAAGAGAAATCAGGTTAAATGGTCAATATTTATTGAGTAAAAGAATTGAAGAGCTTGAACAAGAGCTTGAAGAGATGTCTGATCTGAATGATGGAGTTCCAATCATATACATTTTTGTCATTGACAAGCCAAGCAAAAAATATTTGTTGAAGATTGGGGCAACAGAGCACGGACGTAAACGGTTTAAGCCGTATCGGCAGACTCATAAAAATGGATATCTTGCATTCAAGGCCGAAGTAGATATGAATGTTGAAAATCTGAAAGCAGTTGAAAAATACATTCACCAACTATTGAGTCGTTATCGTATCAAAGATGAAGTGTTTGAGATGGATCTTGATGAAGCCAAAATGTGGGTTGAATTAGTTGTATCAATGAACAATATATCTTTGGAAAACAATTACGAATCACGTCTTAGAAAGCTTTCCCTTCTTGTTGACTCAAACACTAACATTTTACAGAAAGAGAATCCGACAATGAGTGTAAATGATGTAGGGACACAAACAACTACAGAATTAGCAGTTGAAGCCCATAAAATTGATCTTCATACCAAATTTGATACTTTCATCAATGAGTGTTGTGTACTCGGTATTGACAATGAAGTTGCTGCAACCGAAATCATTGGACAATATCGTATATGGGCTCAAAATGCTGAAAAAGAGGTTTACCATGCACTCTTGGATTACCTGAAAGAGCGCTTTAAGCCAGTACGACTTAGGTTACAAGATAAGGACCAAGTAGTAAATGGCTATAAAGGGGTAAGCTTGATAACAACGACTCATAAATTATCATTCAACCCATCTGATCCAGAACTTTTTGTATTTCACAAATGTCGGTTGGTCCCTAATGGTAAAACTCTAATATCAGATCTTGTCAAGGAGTACACGACTTGGAAACAAGCAACGGGTCGAACAATAGATAGTGATGATAAGAAATTATTGTTGAACTATTTAGATAGCAATAAGCACGTTTTAAAATCAAATATTTGGGCGGCATCAGGTAATGGCATTGGTTTTTGGGGAATCGCACTACAATCAGATGTTCTGTTCCATAAGAAGCCATCAACGACAGCAAAACGAGTAGAGAAAAGAACGAAGGACAATGTCGTTTTAGAATCATATTCTACCATAGCTAAAGCCGCTCAAGCAGAAGGAATTTATCCTACAAAACTAAGCAGATTGTTAAAAGACAACAAAGCTATTTTTGAAGATCATTACTATACTTTAGTCAAACAAGTTTAGTTTGATGATGACACAGAAAAGGACCAAACTTGTTTGACTAATCCACAAGCCTGTTACTATCCCCTTGAATACGGACTTGAACAAGGACAACAGGCGGCTGTTAGTCCACCAATTCCTGTAAACAAGTCTAGAGAGTACAACATCTTGAAACATATTATATGTATTTTTATTTATTGAGGTCAATAGCAAATGCCATACCTATATTTATACCCATACTTCAAGGACAACCATGCTTATTGTAGTAGTTCCTCAATAATTTTTGATAATCAATTCTGATTTAAATTGGTTTTTTCGTATTCTGTACACTGGATACATGATAATTTCCGGGCCACCTAATAAACGTTTTCATCTTTCTTACAATATAGTTAGTTAAAGCTTATATACTATCGTGAAAGGTGCGATTGATGACTTCCATTTGTTGTTCGCGGGTCAGGCGGGAGAAGGCCACAGCGTAGCCACTGACACGGATTGTCAGACCGGGATAGCGCTCTGGATATTCCACGGCGTCTTTCAGCATCTCGCGATTGAGGCAATTTACATTGAGGTGATGGCCGCCGTTCTGGAAGTAGCCGTCCAAGATGGCGGTCAGGTTTTGCACACGCTCGTCGCGCTTGAGGTCTTCCGATGAAGGACGGTGTTTGATGTCAATTTCTATTTTGCCGTCAGGTGCTTGTGAAACATGGATATCAGGATGGTTCAATGCTTTTAGGTCACGCAAGAGGTGTCCTATTGTGTATGTGGTGATGGTATCATCGAAACGGGATGTGTATGAGCACTTGATGTCAGGACGGCGAAGCATAGGCGTGGGCGACTGCAGTATGCGTGACTTGAAGAGACGTCGCAATGTCAGCATGTTATTTTATAATAGCGTGCAAATAAAAAACTTGCTATGGAACACTAATTTCAAATGTGTGATGTTTCCCACTTGTGTTCGCTATTGCGCTGCCAAAGGCAATGGTGCATCGGCATACGGTTTAGGAATATCTATAATAGGGCCTACTGTACGGTCAAACCAAGGGGACTCCCCATCAAACATTGAACCAAACTTGTCGCTAATACTGCTTACACCATTACCGAGTTGTTCTTCGTAAAATGTTCGAGGGATAAATCTATACTCTATTTCTTTATTTTGTTTGGCTATTTCTAGCTTCTGCTCATATACTCCTATAATCAACATTAGACATGCCAGAAAAAAGCAAAATACTATCAATGATTTCATCCTATGTATCTACTTTAGGTTTGATAATTTTCCATGTGGATTAGCTTTAACATGATGATAAATTGTTTTATTTTCAAATTATTAAATTAAAACAATAATGACTGACATAAAACGGTCATTTAAAGTTAGCACCCCAGTCCACGACAACAAACGTGTATATGCAATTTCACCTCTTGACGCATGCCAAAAAGTTGCTTCATCTGTCTACAAGCGCATCAAGCAGCCATTCCTCGTAACACTAATTGAAAATACCAAAGGTAAAAAACCTAAAACATATCAGTATAACGTTTTAGCAAAGAAAACTGGAAAGCTTGTTTTTTCAGTTGTTAAAAAAGGAGGCAATTTGGAACCAGTTGTTCAGGTTAAAAACAATGTACATGTTGACTTATACAATATTGGTGATGAAGTAAAGCTGGATATTAAGTTTAATAATGAAATTGACAAATTGCTGCAAGAAGCCAAAGAGAAGCTGAAAGCACAAATAGAAGGTACTGCACGTAATATCAAGGGTGTGCTTGGCTTTCTGCGGAACCAACAAGAAATTAACAAGCAAATAGAGCCTCTTCTCAAAGAACGTGATTTTGATGAGGCACGCACAAAGCACACTGTGTCACATACAACATTGAAACAGTACAAAGCATTGTTGCTAGATTTACAGGGATTGATTAATCTAAAAGACATTGTTGTAAATGGAAAGGAATCCACAAATATTCCAACTAATCAGAATGCCCAAGGATGGAAATACAATAATTGCAAATTTGTCATCATCACATATTGGTGGGGACGTGGAAATAACAACCGCAATCTACAATATCCTTGCCCTGAAGATGCTGGCAGACCCGATGAAGAAATAAACAGCTACTATGGAGATGGCTATGCGAAAATGATGAAATCACGGGGAAAACCACCGGTTAAGTTTGATCTTATGATCAAAGATTGGCAAAAAAGTTGCGAGGAGCAAGGTTGCTATCATTACTCTATGGAATATCCAGAGTTTTCAAATTATAATGGCATGTATCAACTTGCAATCAATGCAAAGCCATTGTTCATTAAACACGCATTACAACGTTGTAAAGAGTTATTTCAAAACGCTGGCAAAGAGTTCACTGGCGTTGTTTATATAGACGGTGACATGACAGTCAACAAGTTTCCGCATATATTTAACATGAATAACATCGATATGATGGCACGAGGTTGGAATATTGATCCACGCAGCAGTGCACGCCAGTTTAGGCGAGGATTATATTCTTTTGATCCTTATGTATTTGAGACTTCAGGTGGTATAATGTTCTTTGGCGATACAGGGCCTGCACGCACTATACTGAACCTTTGGCACTCTATTAGTAGCAACCGATTATTTCAAGGCAAGGCTGATGATCGTATACTATCAGTTATTATAAACAAATATGCTATGCAAGTACCATATAATATCGTGCAACTTCCAATTGAGTATTTATGGCTTACAGACATATACGGAGAAAAGCGTGCCCCGCTTGAACCAATAGGCGCTTTAATAAAGCCTGGAGATGTTGTTGGCAGAGATGGACAAGCCGATATTTCAGGAGACATTATTTTTGAGCATCCTGGATGTTTAACAGGTGAAGAACGAGCTGCCGACCAAGGAGCAGCAAATGATAGAAGCCCCCCTTTATATGATACATATGTCACCACTAAAATTAATGATGCAGAACATGGAGGGATTTTCTATAACAAAGTAATGTTTGAAACAGTACCTTTAGCACAAGATTCATACAGAGTGTATCTTCAACAATTATCAAGCCTTGATAATGATGATACACCACCACCATACTATGTTGAAAATGATTATGGTGACCTGGAAACGGTTGTTAAAAACAATATGAAGCAGCTGGCAAACACAAAAGAAGTGTTTGAAATAAAGCAACGCAAAGGTGAACCGGTTATTGTCAATCCATCCAATAATGGTCAAGATGTCCCCAATGTGCTTTCCCTCCTGATGCAAGGACATGACGTAATCTATTGCCCTGACAAAAATACAAAAAGAATGGAACCTTATGTAGATATGTTAAAGGTATATTCAAAATCCAACCTGGAATTCATCTGCTTCAGAAGTCAACCTTTATCTCATGGTAAGGCTGAATACAAGATGATTTATGATTCCGACAAACCGATATACTTTTCTTGTCAAAACAACGCATTGCGTCATCTACTTTTGATGTCAAATACAATCTTTGAAACATCTACCGTCAATGTGCAAAAGCCTGCACCAAAAACAATATCTACTAAATTATCGGATATTTTCAATTCGAGCCATGTTTTCTTGTCTTTGATTCGGTGCATGTGGATAAATCCTAATACATCACAGTTAATTAATTCAACAAAACGTATAGGTGATGCTGATGTATTGAAGACATTTTTCAGCAACCTACCCCATTTTTACAAATCAGAAACGTATGGGGGTAAGTCTTTACGCAAAAGACTTACTTGAAGTCGGGATTCCAACCAATAAATGACGCATTGTGAATAAAGCTATGCACAAAAGCATTTGGCTCGTGGTTTTCTCCAATAGGACGACAATGACCAAAGTCAACTATCCATACACGTTGTTTGCTATCCTCAATAAAGTTGTAACCAGTTATATCAACATATTCAAAGCCGTGCCTATACAAGTCACTTACAATCTTTTTTATTTTTGGCCAAATGTGTGGTGGTACGTCAGATGCTTTGTCTCCATACATATCAGCTATGCACATTGGCTTGATCAGTTCAGTTGTGAGTGTTTTGGCAGCAGCATTATACGATATTATCCGGGGGGCATATCCTAGGCGTTCACCTACACTATGCATTTTGTATTCTTGTTCTGAGACATTGTGTTTTGTGTAGTAGTCCATTGTAATCTTACCTGTAAACATAGTTTTCATGCTACTGTTGCATACAAACTACATCACATCATTTTTTCTTTACTTTGCCAAATTTGTTTCAATCAAGTTACAAGAGCACAAACCATGTGATGCACTCTCTCTTTTGTAGGCAAAGCCATATATGCATTGTCATTGGTGATTATTAGGTGTGGTATTTAAGATCAAATACACATAAATTAAAAAATGCCTATTGAAATCATACCACATTTATGGTTGGGTGATTATAAAGATGCCAAACATCTTTTGCCATGTACATCGATCGTGGTGAATTGCACTCCTAACATTCCATTCTTTGGTGAGCAAACAACCAATATACGCATTCCTGTTATTGACTTGGATGATTCAATCGAACAAGAAACCATGCTCAAGCACTGGACTAGTACTGATCTTTTCAAAGATATGTTGAATCACATCATGCAAGACCGTGATGTGTTGGTACATTGTCAAATGGGACGTCAACGAAGCGCAGCAACTGTTGCAGCATTCTTGATGACAACTGGTATGCCCATGGATGCTGCAATTGCTTTTATCAAAACAAAGAAACGAGATGCATTTTTCCCAGAGGTCAATTTCAAAAGTGCTCTGACTCAATTCTCACGTATGATCAATATGATAAAATTAGGCAAGCGTGACACCAAAAAATAATTTGATACAATATGTACCAATAAAAACACACAATATGAATTTTAGTGTTTGGTGAATATTGAAAGGTTTGTCAAGTCAATGACATCACTTACATCCATAACATACGTGTAATACCAATGGTGCGGTAACGTGTTTGCGGTGTAATTTTCATTTTGATGTATCCATTTATTCTCCCATGATTCCAAAATCTGAATTCCTAAAAGCAAGGTTGTGTGTGACGTCACTTGTGGTAGTTGAGCAGGCCAGGCAGGCAGTAAATGCTTTAGGATTTCAGCTTGTATGTCTGTAGGAACAAATGGTATAGATATAACCGTTTTCTTATGAAAGTTATGAACATTATGCATAAAGCGCATCGACCAATTAACAATGCGATGAGAAGGAAACAATTTGGTGAGGAAACTAACAATTTTTGAGTAATCTTCACGAGCTGCCCTCTTTATATCATTGGGTGATATGAACTGTTTCTGCATTTTTCTATATGTTTCATGTCCAAAGCTATCTCTTTCAAACTCTATGTATCCCCTTCCCCAAGCCAACATTTTCATTTCATGGTCAATGAAGACTTGAAAAACACATTTGAAATCACCATATATAGTTGAATGAGAGGTCAATACACCATAGTCATCATTATACGGCATGTACATTTGTTTGCAAATGCCTCCAAAAAAAGCATATGAAGATGTAGCGAACATTGCCTGTTTGTAAAATTTTTTATTTGATTTCCATGTTTCGAAGATTGGTCCATCGTTGCATATAATCACAGGTACTTTTACATTGGGTGAATGATGCAAGATCGAAGAGCCACCAGCAACAATAGGGTTCGCCATGGTTCCTGATGTGCGATCTGTCATAAGCAAGACAGTGTATTGTCTTATAGTTGAGTAGTTTGTGGAAATGCACAGTAATATTGATACACACATCAATATTTATATGATTTGGAAAAATAATAAACAAGCCCGCATACCAACTACTTATACTATACTTGATCAACGCTCTCATTGTTTTTCTTGTTTTGTAGCCATGGATCCTCCTCTTCTAAAACAACAGATGCTTTTATTCCAGAACTTGAAGCTTCTTCTTCAATCACAACCGACTGCTGATTTTTCTGCTCACGTGCTTTTTTGGCAAGCTCTTCTGTACGAGTTTTATAAAACAATTCTTTCTCATCCAAGTTTTCTTTATACTTCTTCATTAAAGTATTCAATTCCGTTTCTGCGTACTCTTGATCAGGAATCTCAAGGGGCTTAGGTGCCCATGGACACCAGCATCCAACTTCAGCTACATACACATCAAACTTCCCGTCACTTTTCTTAAGGTACTCTGCACGCTTCTGCGCCTCAACAAGTGTTTCATATGAACCACGAATCTTCAGTCCACGAATAGTAGTTTGAAAGTTGTTCTTTTCGAGGTACTCTGCTTCTAGCTTTTCACTGTTTTTGGCTTTATAAAAATCAAACTCTTCTTGAAGTTTCTTTTCATCAAAAAGGTAATCATACCGATCTTGTAGATTTTTAAACATATCAACCACCGTGGGATCATCTTTATATTTTTCGCTTAGATTGACAAACAAGTCTTTAACATCTGCAGCAAACAACGACGTAAATTTTCTTAGGAAGTAAATTTCTTTGTTTACAATGACATCTTCTGGAGAAAGAAATGAAAGACATACATAGTTTTGACCACGAATTGGTGGATCATTATCGAGGTAATCTTCTACTTTACAAGGAACTCTTGACTCCATTTTCAACGTGTTGTATGTATTCATCATAGTTGCAGTTATATAGTTTATCATTTTAGGACCAATGCATATTTTGCTAAATTTTTTCTCAGTGATAATTATTACATAATATCAGCTTAAGAACATGAGCGACTATACCTTCGATGCTAAGGAATTTGTGACCCGCATTTTTAAGTACTTCTTTGAAGGTCTCATTGTAGCTATTGCTGCATACTTGATTCCTGGAAAGAAGATGTTGGCCAGCGAAATTGTGACAATTGGTGTCATTGCAGCTGCAACATTTGCTACTCTTGACTTGCTTGCACCTTCAATTGGTGCATCAGTAAGGACTGGTGTTGGTATCGGTATCGGCACCAACATCACAGGTCTTGGTGTTGTCCCCCCTATTGCCAAGTAAACATCTTCCCGTTTAACCGTTTGATATTTTAATCTAAGGACTGTTGAGCCAGAGCAGCTGCAATTTCAAGTATGGCTGTACCAGCCGTATGAAGCAAGCAGCTAAGGCCTTCAGATCCACCAAGCATAACCGACATTTTTTCTTCTTGGTAATCTTGAAGGATTTCATTTACTGTATCTGTGATATAGCCAGCAGCACGGCGCAAATTATCTTCTGGGGTTCTTGCAGCATTTGCGCAGTACCCGGAGTAGACACGGCCGTTGTGGAAAATCTGAACGGCACCAGTTTGCACATCAAGCACAACCCTCCAAACACCAGTAGTTGTTGACAGATTCATGATGTGTCGATTTACAAGTGTTAGATGGGGTTCACTTATATAATGTTCTATATATTATGCCTTCATATCACTTCATTAATCACTTTTTAACAAAGCTGTTTGCCAATAGCTTTTGAATTAGTTGCTTATAGTCCTTTTATAGAGCAGTATAGATACATATTTTGCTAAAATGATAAAAAAATAGATGTCTTAATTTTTGCATAACAAATCACAACATAAACAATTCACAATAACAATCCCAAACCAATGGAGGCACCTATCAATATATCATCGTGTCAGGTTAAGAAGGCAAACCTCTTATCACAACTGTCATCTTCAACAAACACATGTATTGTAAATGAAATCAATAAACATATACCACTGTCAAAGAAATAACCATTATCAAATTGACAATAAGCTTCTCAGTTTATCAAACTTATTTTTTTCAACAATAATTCTCAACTATTAAGTAGTAACTTGTTATGTCATTTGAGGATTCACTCACTGCTTTGATTAAAGATGTATACGGTAAAGCCTCACTCGAAACTCCACAATTGAGTCAAAATGATGTAAATGCTCTTATCCATCAAGTATTTGGACACAAAAACAAAAGCATTGCTTGCAATGCTGTACACATAACCCAGGATGTCCTGGATAAGTTCAAAACTACATCAGCAAACTGCATTCACCATATAGATGATGATGGGAACTTTATTAAAGTTCAATTATACGATTTCACAGATCCATTGATTAATGAAGTTGCAATCTCACAATGCATATCAAAACTAAATGCACAAAAACGAAATATATTTACTCAATATGTTGATCATTATGTAATTCAATGTGATAAATGCACAACAATCTCACCCGGAAAAGAGTATCAAGTACTAGTCACTAAAGCTCTAAAGAATCCTAAGGGTCTTGCTGATGTTATGCGCTCATCATTTTCACCACAAGTTATCATTAAGATGGTTCATAACTTTTTAGATAAATATGCAAGAATTGCTGGAAGTATGAAACTTATTCATAATGATATGCATTTAAACAACATTGTTAAGGAGGATGGTAATGATAATCTAATAGCTATTGACTATGGTAGGAGTTACCTTCCTGAGAATATATTAACAAAGTTTGTTGACAGTGCCAAAGAGAAATATTGTTTAATGGGTGATTACACAAGCCTAATCAGTGACAACATCAGCTTGAAAAAGTTTACTGTAAGGGATTCTACGTATGGTTGGATGTGTGATATTGCTACCTTGGCTTTAAATACCGCAATAAATTATGATAATTTTCCATGGCCATCATGGTTCAGTTTAAGTGCTAGTGGTGATTCTATTATCCTTGACAAAATTGTTGTTGACGATTTGGTTTCTTGGTATTACATGGCTTTTGCTTTTTTAAATATATTCTTAAGACACCGTGTAGGCAATGTATCAAATTTGAAGATATCAGATATTTATGGCAACCACTTGCAATCAAACGGAGTATTCTCTCCACACAAATACGATATTGCTTTGTTTCACAAAGCATTAAGGAGTGAACATTTTGTGTCAGATGGTACATTTGCGGATATTTTAGATGGATATATGGCTCGTATACAAGCAAATCCTTCTAGAACAGGTGGCAACGCAAAATTAACACAAATCATGCATTCTTTATCCAATGTGAATACCCTATCTATTAAGTATAATGGTTTATCAATTAAAGAAAACAACATGCTGGATCAACTATCAAAATCATGTAACACAATTCAACTAGAGCATATTTCGAAAGCTATGTCAAAATCACAAAACCGTCCTATCTTTGGTGTAACCGAAACATGCAAACAATTTTCACCTTTTCAAATGCAAACCATAGGAGTCACATGCGGTGGTGCACCCAGGAAAGCCTACAAAATTCACAAAGAAAGAGTGACCAAGCGCAGATACATTATGTATAAAAGTGCAAAATGGTACTTAGATAGCAATAAAGGGCGGTACATCTATACTGACTCAAGTAAGATATCGGTTTATGTGAAAAGCTATAAGATCCAAAAGTAGTAAAGAAATAGCCTGAATTCGCTAAAAATAGTCAATCATACACAAAAAGGCCTAGTGGCCACTAATATTATACGTGCATCAAGCCTTTCACTGCACAAAAGCTCATCCTACCTACTATCGGTTCTAATTCTAGGACCAGTTATGTTTTGCATTATTTCCAATACGGTTAATTTCTTTATTTCGCAAGAATTCTCGGCGAGATATCAAACCATTGTCACGGGCTTTTCGGTTTGCTTGTGAAAAATTATCCGCGCATGATAAATTGTTAGATTTCAAGGTATAGCAAATTGCAGCATGGGCATGCGTTTGCCTATTTGTATCATTGATCCTCCAAGCGGGAGCTGATGAGGGAGCCGATGCACCAGAACCCATGCTTCAATTCAATATTTGTTGGAAATTGTTGAGTGTCCAAGTATGGTTGTTGAATTGTCTAGAAATTGCCGACTTCGATTTTTTCTAAATTATTCAAGATTTTTATGTTATACACATGTTTACCACAACTTGTGTACATTTCCCGATTTCAAATTTTGTGTTACCACACATTAAACAATGTCAGGACAGCACTTTGGTGATATTAATATTGCAAAGGTAAGTAGAGAAACCTTTAATGATACATTAGTAGGTGATATGTTAATATACACCGAAAGCGACCAACAACGAATACATATGGGAACGGTGCTAGGTGCAAGCCCAACCCTGTCTGTTTCAAAGAGCAATGTTGTTGTTGCTGGAAGCATTATACCCAATAGTAACGTAGCGTATGATTTGGGCTCATACGATTTTCGTTTTCGAGATCTATATTTGAGTGGGAGTACTATAGATCTAGGTGGAACCATGATCCAAAATGATGAACGTGGGATAGTGTTTAAAGACAGTAATAACAATTTACGAAGTGTAATCGTAGATGAGCTTGTTATTGGTGATCCAAACACAAGTAACTTGATAACAATTCGTCAAACGGATACAGGCATTTTGGATATAGCAACAGCAACGGGCTTGCCATCTGATATTACAGCTTGCAATGTGTTTACTGTAAATATGATAAGTTCAAATATAACCACGCAATCATTGTCAGCAATTGCAATAGATGCCGCTTCGTTAACTCAAAACGGTATAAATGTCGCTCTTGTAAATCATCCCCTAGCTGTAAATAGTGTTGGGACTTTAAATGTTATTGATAGTAATATAACACAATCAAAACTTGCAACAGACAGTGTAGGCACAACTCAACTTATAAATGCAAGTGTAACCAATAGCAAATTAGCAATAAATAGTGTAAGTTCAAATCATATCATGGACAGCAATGTTACACTATCAAAAATGTCTATCAATAGTATTGGTAATTTGCAATTGCTTGATCTTTCTGTAACTCAAGCTAAGTTATCCGATTATAGTGTTGGAACATTACAATTAATTGATAGCAATGTAACTCGATCGAAGTTGGCTGATAATAGCATAATCACTTCACACATTTCAACAGAGGCCGTTACTCAAACAAAACTAGCCACAAATAGTGTTGGGACTATTCAGATAATTGACAGCAATGTTACCTTGAACAAACTGGCTGTTAATAGTGTCGGTGTAACAAACATTGTAGACGGGTCAATCACGCAACCAAAGATGGCTAATAATGCAATAGGAACAAATCAAATTGCAGATGGGGCTATTACATTCGCTAAGTTATCAGCATCAACAATGTCAGATGCTTTGTTAAGCAAACCAACATTTCAATTGTCAAATTTATCTGTATATACAACCGTTGATGCAGTAAATGGTTCATTTAGCAATTTGGGTGTAACAAACTCACTCACTATTGGTGGTAACTTGACTGTTAATGGAAATACAACTGTAATTGATACTCAAACTTTATTGGTTGAAGATAATATCATAACTTTAAACAAAAATCAAGTAGGTACACCTGCTACGTTCTTGCAAAGTGGTATTGAAGTTGAACGCGGTGATGAACCAAATTATTACTTTATGTTTGATGAAGTGAGCGATTACTTTAAAATAGGGCTCTCTAACTCTTTACAGGCAGTTTGCACTAGGGACGATGCACTTGTAAGTGGTTATCCATATTTTGATAGTGCTCAGGCAAAACTTATTAATCGAGCATTTACTACATCAGATATTCCGGATAATATTATAACAACATCTAAAATTGTTAATGGTGCAATAACGGGAGCCAAACTTGCAAGTAATATCTACACATCAAACATCGGTATCGGTAATATGAATCCACAATATCCCCTTGATGTTACCGGAAGTGCAGTTATTAGTGGCAGTGTTGGTATAGGTACCAGCAACGCACCTGCATTTAAACTTCAAGTAGTTGGTGACATCCAAGCGACTGGGAATGTCATAGCCTATTCAGATGAACGATTCAAAACTGATTTACAAATCATTCAAAATGCATTAGATAAAGTCATGACAATACATGGTTACACGTTCAAACGTGTTCATCAACAAAACGATAAAAGAGAAGCTGGGGTAATTGCACAAGAGATAGCTAAAGTGCTACCTGAAGTAGTAGTTCAAGATAGAGATGGCTATTTTAGTGTTGCTTATGGAAACATTACTGCACTTTTGATTGAAGCGTTCCATGATGTGCATAAAAGACTTTCTAACATTGAGGCAGCATTAACACCAAAGGTATAAAAATTACATTATTATTTTAAAATGTGTGTGCTGAGTAAAGAACTGCATGGTGTTGCAAAGCACTGGAACAATTACATTAAGTAATGTACAAACTGAGTTTGGAGGTGTCAATCCAATTGGCATCAATGAATATTATAGTGGTGGTGCTTACGTAAATGCCGGTGTTACTGGGATTCCTGCTTCTGGTCAAATTAGCCTCAGTAATTTCTATGGTAAAGCTGCCGTGACAAGCTTATTTGAAGGCTTATCGACAAATGCTCAAGCAGATGCCGTTGCCATATATGGATTTAAATTGTATAGAGGTGCTTATTCAGGGCCGGTTGCCAGATTCAGAAGACAAGACGGGGTTTCAGCAGACTTTTATGGTACGCCTACTGGCAGTCTTACAACAAGCACGGGTACAACGTTAACTACATGGCTTGGGGCTGCAACCGGATTTGTTGATACTTGGTATGATCAATCTGGTCGTTCCAAGCATTTGAATACTAAAGACAATAATACTTCTCCTTCCCTAGTAACAAGCGGTACTTATGGTGGAAGGACTGCTATGTATTTTACATCGTCAAGGCAACTTATTGGACCTAATGTCTTCGATACTTCAACTGTATCTAATATGCATTTGTTTATGATGTTAAATGATGTAACACGTGTAGACAATTACTTGCTGAGTTTCAATGGCAACGTTATTGATGGATCAACACGCTTTTCTTTACACGCTCCTTGGTCTCATGGAGTTTGGTTTTTTGATCCTGGAGATATTAATGCAACCGCTGGAAACAACAGGGTAAGCTCAGATGCAAATGTAACAACGGCTGGTGCTGCTAATAGAACAATCTTTAATGGTTATAAATCTTTAACAGAGAATCGAAATGGTATCCGTCTAAACAAAGGTACCACATACTACTCTGGCGGCTTTACTGCTGCACCAGTAACTGGTGGAGTTCTTTTCAACAATATTGCCACTGGTCAGCCTAGCAATCACTATGTTTATTCCATGTTAGTGTTCAAATCAAAGTTAAGCCTTACTGATTCCACTTATATCGAAGACAACATTTGACATGTTGTCAGCATGAAACATGAATTACAAAGGAATAAGCACTATTGTATTGTAATAGTTCTTAACTTATGTTATTCTGGTCATCAATATTGGAACTTGAGTACCTAGTAATCGTCATAATCATCAAAATCATCATCTAGTGATGTATGATGGTCTAGCTCATCAATCGTCCCACCGCCGAGCAACAACGTGTACAAATAAACCCAATGATCATCATAGTACTGATAGACACGTGTATGACCTCCTGATACATACATGGAATAATAATCTCCTTCGTTTGGTACCCAACCATCATCGTTTGACTCTTTCATAATTGTAATGATATCACATTCAATAGAAGTCATGGTGAGAGTTTTAATTGGTTTCACGAGTGCTTGCTTGTCGAATAATCATGCTTTTGTTATATAGTTTGCGCTTTCGCTTTTTAGCGTGTATTGTAAAAAAATGGGCAGTAATGGTTGTTTCTTTAAATTCGTGTTTTATGCATTCCACAATATGGTGGAGCATGTGTTAATATGCATGTGTTAATAATACTTTCCAAAAGCTTTCTTAACTACTTCTTGAAAAGCAAAATTGCAAAAATTGAAAATTTCGATATTAGTGTAATCACACAAAACAAACACTGTGGTATAAGATCGTGCCATTGCCTGTCACATAACAAACAAAATGGATCAATACACACGCCCACTAAAGCCTTTCACTCCTATTGCTGAATCAGAAAATGACAAATTAGACTACACTGCAGGAATGATAGATACTGATGGTACAATTGGAACTAACTTGGATGCATCATGTGGTTCGATATCGTTATGCTTGTCTGTTACGCAAGCAGTACGTGGTTGGGCGGTCCTTGGGTTTCTTTATGAGACCTTTGGTGGCGTAATTGGTAAACATTGTGATGCCACTGAAACTGCACAAGCAAGTTATGTTTGGAGATTGACTGGAAATGAAAGTATAGTTTCGTTTTTACGCTTAATTGAAAAACGGTTGACTGTTAAACGAAGAGAAGCTTTGTTGGCTTTAGAATTTCCTGTACAAAATGTCAAAGTTATACCCATACGTGTTACAAACTTGCATACGAATGAGACACATCTTTTTCAAAATGCAAAGGAAGTTGCTTGTTTTTTTGGTCATAAGCGACTTGAAATAAAACCATCTGGTAAGCGAATTATCAAAAACACTTGGAAGGTTGAACGGATTCTTGATGAATCTGCGAGAGAAGACATCAAACAAAAGCGTATAGAAATCCGTAATGGCCTCAAACAGTTTCATAAACAAGAACATGATGAAATTCCCGACTCGTTCATATTAACAAATGCATACTTAGCTGGTGTTGTTGATGGTGATGGATGTTTTGATACACATGGTAAAACATCACAACACCATAAAGTAACTCAAAAGGATCCACCATTGTTAAAATTGATTCAACGGAAGTATGGTGGTTGTATCAATAAAACACATGATAACTACGATCTTTCAATTTACACATGTGATGGTGCCGATAAATTATTGCAAGATATAGCACCTTATATAATTGGTAAGCAAAAGCAAGTGTCACTTATACAAAACATGAAACCGGGGGAGGCCGATGCCATACATTCACAACTACGTGAACTGAAAGGTAATTACAATCACCACACACGCAAAATAGATAACACTAGTGGTAAATCAAAAGAATATAAACTTCCCCCAAAGGAGCTCCCTCGAGGTGTTCACAGACTGCCTTCTGGTAATTATTGTGTATACCTTGGTGTGAACAAACGCAATTACTGTTTGGGCACATTTGGTACAATTCAAGAAGCGCAAGCTCAATATGAAAAGTATAAAGAGTTTGCTCAAAAAGAAAAACGCACAAATGAACATATTGTAGATTGGTCACAATTTTCAATGGAGAAAAAACTAAAAACATCTCAACTTCCAAAACCTGATTCGCAAGGTGAAAAAAATATATATTGCACACCATATCACACATATCAAGTCAAGGTCAGGGGTGTTGCATATGGAACATTCAATACACTCGATGAGGCAATAAAAGTACGCAATGAAATAATTGAGCGGGTCAAGAAAGAAGATTTTGAAGCAAAATTGGCAGGCAGGGATAGCATTTACCCTCGCCAAAGTAAGAAAAGCGGCTTAGTGTATGACGTGAAGATTGGAGGACAATCATATGGTGCATATACAACTGAAGAGGAAGCTATGCAGGTTCGCAACAAAATACTCATTGAACAACACAAATATATTGAAGCGTAATTATGTTGGTGGTAATTATTTACTCACCGATGTCTCTTTCAAGATCTGAGCAATCATTTTCAAATTTGTAAACAAAACCACTACGGGCTTTTTGAAACCTAATTAGACTTGACATTGAAGGTGCTCCGATACCAACAGCAACACCCGCATCTTGTACTGATTCAAATACGTTTACTATTGTATTTGTTTCCACATTAACCTGGCAAACCCGTTTGCGCAGCTTGTCAGATAATTTGACACCAACCCCTGTATTGTCGCTGTTTATTGTTATTCCCCATACCCCATGACGGTTTGAGCCACCTGAATCGTAATCCACACACTTGGTCGATAAATAAACATGAGACGGGAAAAACTTTCTAGCTAGATACTCTTGCAGCTTTCGTTTTTCAGCAAGAGTCACGGTAAAGTCAGGGGCATGGCTTTTGTACCAATCTTCATACTCCTTGAAGAATGCATTAAAGCACGAACGATGGAAGTATCCTACCTTACACCTTTCCGTTATGAACTTCTCAATCACATTAGGTGACTCTGGATTGTCATACGTAAATTTGAAATCATGAGGCCTTACACCGTAATACACAGCCAAGTATGCATTGAAATCAGGAAAATATCGTTTTCCTGACTTGAATCGGTTCGTACAATATTCGTACAAGCTATCACGTGTTGTCTTTTCTGCACAACGACTCCATAGCTTATGGCAGCCATACAATTCTGCTTTTAGGCAAAAATAGTCATCATGCAACTCACAACATTCTTGTATGAAATTATCAAAGTCATTCGGGTTGTTAGCTCTCTTCCCATAGTTGTTTATGTTGTGTTGTGCAAGCACGCGGGAAATTTCTTTTTGTTCAGTTTCCTTTTCAGTTATTTGTGTGTACATATTTTTGTATGGTGTTGGCTCTGCTTGAATTTGGACAGATGGACTTTCAGTACTTTCTTCCTTTGCAATGTTTAGTGCATTATTAAGACGTTCAACTAGTTTGCACTTGGTCAGTGCATCAGCATATGGTATGAAACCATCTAGGAATATTTGGGCAGCTTCTATAGTTGTAATCGCAATGTCAAGAGTGATATCAAACCATTCACGTTTTGGATGCACTCTGAATTTATCTAGGATTTGATGAACCACCTTTTCCAGCAAATCGCTGTTGTGACACCTTTTGGCATAAACAATATCGCCACTTTGGTTGTATGTATTATATCCTGCTTCGCGTTTTGCTAAATTCTTGGTTTGTCCTATTTTCAATAATGGTTTTTCTTCGTTTGTATTGTTTCTATAAATATAAACTACATCACCACATTCTTGGCCATACCATTGATTGCGTGTTAACTGTTGCAGTTGATTCTTGCTTGCTTGGAGCACAAGTTCTGTATTTTCGAGTTTTGCTTGTGTGTTTTGTAGTTGATTACGTAGCTCTGACGTTTCTTCATCCACAAGCTCGTGCAACATCTCTTCCAATGTTATGTAATATTCGTGTATTTCTTTTGCTTTTTTAGTGTCTGCAAGCAAACAAAACTTCTTGAACGTCTTGATTGTTAGTAAAATAGTTTCCTTAAGGAGTCCCGACCCACCAACTTTGCCGATCGGAGAAGTTGCTCTTTTCTCTATAACATAATCGACACCTTCCTTAAAAGCCCTTTCTAAGGTTCGCTTTGCATTGCCCTTGCAACTGAAACCCAACCATTCCCATACTTTATCAAAGTTAACTACAAACTCAAACTTATCATGGTTGAGATAGCAGTAAAAGCTTGCAACAAACAACTGCTGCGCTTCGGTGTTAAAATGGTGTTTGATCTTGTTTATCAGTTTGCTTTGATATGGACGGGATAACTTTGTGATAGGTGTATCGTTAATAAGTGCAACAATGTCTAGAGATGAAGCCATTTTGTGTCTTGTGATGAATAAGTTGCATTTGCTTATATAACTTTCATTTTTTAACAAAGTTATATGAACCAAAAGAATGAGAAATATAGACCACTTGTAAAATAATAATATCGCAACTATAGCGATGGATAAAATTCCCAATTTAGCTCATCACATATCTTTCGCCACACTATATCTTGTTCGTACAATTTATCGCGACTCTTTAACAGCGGGAACACGTCTAAATACTCGTCGTGTCCAAGAAGTTGTACTAGTTTGTGAAGCACGAAACTATAAGAAAGGAAATTTTTGCGCGATCGAGGAGCGTGCTTTAAGAAGGGAGTTTGGATGAGCTTAAACATGTGTCTGAGCTGCTCTTCAAGCTCGGGTGAAAGTTGCTTCATTGGCATGCCAGTTAGGCGATTGATAATATGAGCAGTGTGTTCATAATACTTGTGTATTTGTAAGGTTTTGAGTATGCTTTTGACCTTCTTTTGGGTGAGTTCTGCCATGTTTGTGATTTTACGTTTTTTGATTTCCATAAGAATTTTGTCATAAACTTCTTCTGGAATATCAGTTGTTTCTTTGCCTTGAATTTGGGAAATCCATTCATTGAGATGGTTTTGGCGTTTATAAGCGAAGAAACTAATTTCTTTTGGAGGGTCACGGTATGATGGTTTTTCATGGTCGATAATGATGTATTCAATTGCATCACAATTTGAACACCATGAGTACCCATCATTTGTCATGACCATCAGTTTGTTAGACCCACAATGGACACAACACTCTTCTGAACATAAAGATTGTTCAAATTCATGCTTTGTATATTCCGGATCAGTGTATTTCATATACTTTGTTAGAAGTGCACCTCTGCTATTCGTGTTGTGTCCTTGTTTTGGTGTGTTTGCGTTTGATGAATCTTTGCTCGTATCATTCTTCTTTGATTCTTCGCTTGTAGTAGTTTGCTTTGGCTTTACAGCAGTACCTTTGAAATAATCAAGAATGTTAGTTGTGGCTGTCACCGTTGGTTTTGGTGGTGGTACAGGTTTATCGATTTCTGAATGAGTTGTACCTTTTTCAACAAGGTCATAATATTCGAATAATATACTTGCAGTATTCGTGTAATATGCCTTTTCATCAAAATCGGCTTCAATCTTTTTGAGTTCGGATTGAATTTCAATGCGTCTATCTTTTAAACACGTGAACGTCTGTATGATTGAGTCATCGGCAAAATCGACTTCACGCATTTGAAGTTCAATGCTTTTTATCTTGTTGTCAATATCTCGGCATTCTTCTTGTAAAGAATGTCGTTTTTTATGCATGTCTTCGATCGTAGATACAAACGCATTATGTTGAACATCAAGCGTTGGTTTATACGAGGGTTTTTTTGATTTATTGATAGCCCTTCGTGTAGTGTTTACAGTATTCATAAATATTATTAACCTTCATTGTTTCTGAACGGTTGTGATGTCTTTATATTGCTTTTTACAAATATATGTACATATATGTCATGCGCTCCATGGCATAGGATCATGATTAATTACGTGATTGTTGATATCAACTTCTAATTCCCATATGATATCTACTACTGATTCGATAAATTTTCGCTCTATCTTATCGACAACCGGTAAATCCATCACAGGACCTCCAAGTTTATCGTCAACTATCTCAACAAGTCCAACAATGAGCTCGGTGCAAGCTTTTTTATCCATGTTTGTTCGCTTACATATTGATTCTACCTCATTTAGGATCCCAAAAAATAATCAAATTATGAAATACAATCTACAAAACTATTATGCTTTAGGAGCTTTCTTGAACGTGTAAATCATGGCCGTGATTACAAAGATAGCCACCCAAATCACAGTCACGATTGACACAACCCAAGACCACATCCTGCAGTCGCCTGTAATCATACAATTAATAGTGTATATGGAAAGAACAATCGGAATGGTCATCAAAAGCAAAGCAATCAAACGTTGTCCAAAATCATACTTAACAACATACTCTTCACCAGTTACCTCATCATACGCAGGAAACTCAAAAGGCATTAGGATCGTAATCACCATAATAAGATATGCAACCGCTGCTACGTATGCTGGTGCTTGTAGAGAGAAACCGATAAAGGGCTTTGGGCCAGATGGCAAAGAAGGCTTTCTCAACTTAAGCTTCATGAGTTTCGGCATTGCTGCTAGGGGTTTATTTTTAAATGAGAATTTAATTTACATTAAAACTTTGAGTTTACATATTTTACGATAGTATCCTTTGATACTTTCTTTTGTTGTAATGCTATTATTGCATTTGCCAATTTCATCCAAAATTTATCTTTGGATTCATAATCAATTGCACTTGATGATTTAGATAGATGATTTAATCTATTAGCAAACTCTCCATAATAAGCGGCCAATATTTGAAATGATGAGTATTTTGAGTTGACCATCTTGTCATCAATTAGATCATACTTGGCTAAAACTTTTGATACTGTGTACATATTATCGTGTAACAATTTCAAGTCAACAGTTCTTAGTACGTCATACGGTTGTTTATAGTTGTATGATGGACAAATAATTCCTCGTCTAGCCTCTTTATCAAGCAGTACATTGTTGTTGTCAATCAATATCATGTGTTCTAATACGTGCGCAGGCTTTTTGAACCCCATCTTGCTTTTAACTTTGTTGTAAACTGCGTTACTTATTTTTGATAAGCTTTTCATGCATCGGTGACCGGTAAATATGCAATGCTTTCTTGAAAAAATGGGTCTTGCAAATTTGACGTTACATGCGGCCTCTATACAAGGTACAAGGAACTGGGCCCACTTGTCGTCTGAGGCCGTATACATGAAAAACTCAGAGTTTGAGTTTATTGTTTTTAAATGCATTATAAAATCTGCAAGTTGTGGGCGTAACAAACCTGATCGCAAGTGATCGATGAGATTCTGTTTGAATACCTTTAACTTACGAGGATCGACCAGTTTTAAAATTTCCCATTCAGCGACTTGATATGTTATATCTCCTATAACAGTTCCATCGATATCTAACACATAGATGAACGGCTCAGGATTAGTCATACACTAATATATTACATTAAGCCGAAAAAACACCTTGCTCGATTGTAGTTTTCAATTTTTGGAGATCATTTTTGGTTTGATCATCAAGTGATGTGTTACGCATAGCTGTACGCACTGCTTGAAGTAGGCGGTTTGTGCATGTTGTAATGGGAACTTTTCTATAGCAAAAGTATGACTTTCCTTTAAACAAACACCCTTCAAATTCAGTTCCGTCTACATGTGTTAGTGTTTTCCAAGCAGTAGTTGTGCTTTGAGTCCATGTGCCGTTACTATACAAATTTTCAATTTCAGTAAAAACTTTTTGTAATTTTGTTTTTGTTATCTCGTAAGATCCATTGTTACGCTCGTAGTGTCCTTTTAGATCGTATTGATTGATATACGATTGATATACATGATATTTTCCATTGGGGAACTTTTCAATTACACAAACATGTCCTGGAAACATGATACTTTTGGTATTTGGATCATTAGTCTTAGTAACCATTGCATTTGTCATCATGATATAATACAAATACCTACTAGAAACAGAGTTTGACATCAAGGATTTAGTGCATTCTTTTAAGAATAATACACTTGGATCAAATGTTGAACTGGGATTGCGTTTCTGTGCTGCTTCCTTCATTTGTGCATAATATGTTTGCACATGGTCTACGTCACATTTTCGTATGTGTGATAAACCATACTGCCCCATGTAAATAGACATCACAAGAACTGATGTGTAAAGACATTTTGTGACATCATTCATCATATATTCACCTTTTAATTCTTGTTTAAACAGCTTCATCAATACATCCAAATTGTCTTTCACAAGAGGCATGAGAGCACATGTTTTTTTCTCATCAGTTTGTTTGTTTGAAGTGATAGATGCTAACATGACATATACATATACTAAGAACGACTGACAAAATTTTCCTCACATTCGTGGGTTTTCACTCCACCGTAAAAAACATGTATGTATATAAAATCAGCCAATGCACACATGTATATTATCATTGTTTTTGTCCTAATCATTGCATTCGCTATATATATAGGCTGGGGTCAACACGATGACTTTAGCTTTTTACTTGTATTTGGAATACTCACTTTTACCCTGTACACCTTAATCAAAAACCCGCATGGCATTTTGGAAAAATTTTCAGAAGCAGAGACTGCAACGGAAGTAGACCGCAATGCATACATCCGATTGACTTCACTATACGGTGATGTTACAGCATTATTACAACCTAAATTTCAATATGTAGTTTCAAGTTTCAAAGGGACTGCAAAAGTAGATGATGAAGTTAAATATGATGACATGGGTAATGAGATCGTGGAGCCCCCAAAAGATGAAGTCCAGGTTGACAAAAGCATTGAAGTTGATGTTCGTTTGGCAAATAAATTTTTTTATGATTTAAACAAATTCGACCCTGGTTGTTATGTCAGATTAATTTCAAAAGCCACTGGAAAGAGAAATCGTATTATTGAAGAAGAGTATCCCATGTGATTTTCTATTATAAAAATAGTACACCATGTCGGTTTCTGTCAACGCTTCACCCATAAAAGTATACATACTATTGTTTGCTTTACTTATTATTTGCTATGGTGCATTTGTGATACACAGATCATTAAACAAACAATCTATTGATGTTGAACACTTTGTAGAAGAACATCCCGACTATAGGTTTCGGATGGAGACCATCAAGATTTTTGACTTGTACCTGAATAGAAACCCTACACCTGATGAGATTAACAAATATGCATCTTTACGGAATGAACAAGAAATCTTGTTAGCTTTTTTTAAGGACTTTGACGTAAATGCAACTGATTTAGATAAAGAAAAATTAAAGCATTATGCTTCAAAAGAAGTGAATGAACTGCGAGAGAATGCACATAATAATATAGATGTGTTCGTTGAAGACGAATACAATTCAGAGTTTGATAGTGTAGATAGGTCATTAGGTGTGTCAAGTAATGATGTTGAAAGCTTTCAAGGTGATCAAATTATGATCTCAAGGAAAGCTTACACCGAGTTACAAGCCAAAGTTACAGATTTGAACAATCACATTGCTAAGCTTGCAATGGTCAATTTGGCATGAGCAAAGGGTGTAAAGTTTCCAACGAAAATTTCATGACTTCACTGACTCGTTCTTCCGATGGCTTTTCTTGTATACTCTTACTTAATGTTAGTATCCTTTCTAATACATCTGGATGCTTGCTTTTCAAGTACATATATAGTTCCAAATTTTGTTTTGAGACAGGTGGATCCTTTCTGTCTGCAGCACTTGCAATTGAGTCACCAAGAGCTTGCATATTTGCCGCAACCACTCGCGTTGTATTTAATGTGTTCTTACGAACTATGTACGGTATTGAATTTACTGTGAGTAAAATAGTCTTGATCCCATCGGTTGCTACCTTTTGCACCGTTTGAAGCCCATCAGTAACCTTTTGCACCTTTGATGTCAAATCCGTTACAGCTGTTGTAACCTTTTGTGAAAATCCACAAGCTTCAATTTCTTCACAATCAACTGTTTCTTGTATGATAATTGTACCTTGCTCATCGCGAGTCAGATAACCATCAGTTCCATCCATATTGTATTCCTCGTCATGATATGAAGAATGAGCAACACCCATACTTGCAATCTAAATATAATAGTTATGATTTATACATTGAACCTGCCACAATAATCATAAATTGTTATAGAATAAAGGGGTCCCATATGCAAATCAATCATATATTGGATTACCGACCATATTGCAGCTACTTTGCCTTTTTACTTGCTTGCGTTATTGTCATATTTGATAAAATGCATGATTTCCATAACGTGCCATTTATAATAGTATTGTTATTACTGACTTGTGGATCTGTATTGATACAGGATAACCCAGGAATAATGGTTTTGATGATAGCACTGTTCGTAGAAGCAATGTCACAGTATCATCTAAAACAAAACGGACAACAATAAAAATGCACACAACACACATGGAATATGTGGTAAAAATAGCTAGTGTAAAAGTTCTTAAAAATCAGGATCACCCTTGATTATATTTGTCATCATCGTATTACTATCATTATCTTGCATTATGTATATTGTGAGAGCCGTCAGAACAAACGATAATACAAATACTTTTACAAGGTGCGAGCTTTTGCGTTGCTTGTTTATTTCGGATGAATTTGGAGTGTTCCAGATTACTAAAATAGTAACTATGACACTCAATACTAATGATGTGACAAGGATATTCTTAGTTTGAGGAGACATTACTATATACAAAGCTGAAAATATGTATTTAGTGTTTCACGCACTTAGAAGAATGTTGCTTTTTTTCCTTGCTTGGGATTACCAATTAAGCTGGATGCTGCCAAACTATGGTGTTCGCGATACTCACTGTACTTGTCAAGGGCTGATACAAATCGGTGTTGCTTCTTTTTATGGCTTTTCTCAATGACAATTGGTACCTTTCGAGACGTTGCTTCAACTGGGGTATCATCAACAATATCAAATGTTTTATCATTAACAATGTCTGAACTTTGTTCACTCTTCTTTTGCATTGTTTCACTTGATGTTCTTGGAGATGCCTCTTTTCTTGGTATATAGTCCATATCAAGAGGACCTAGGGTAGAACGAGGAGACTGATTTCCACTTAAAATTTCGTTGTCTTGATGTTCATTATTTTCACTTGTAAACTCAACACTTTTGATACTCATAGAGTCATCTGCCTTTTCATATGGTAGAGTGTGAGTATCTAGTCCTTTATTATCTATGTACGGTGATATGTTTGTATGACTGGTATCGGATGACAAAGATGAAATGGTCGATTCACTATCTTCATCTATACTTGAAGCTGCCACAGAAACGACTAGATCCTGACACTGCTTCAACCTTTCGTTTTCGATGGTGATTATGTTATCGACTAGTTCCCGTATCTCATATTTTATAGCCAACGCAATGATTCTCTCTAGATCATCCTTTGCGTTTTGCACCTGATTTTTCTTATGAGTTATATTGTACACTAGATATGGTTTTGTCCATAACTCTCGGGCTGTTAGTAAAGCACTGTCTCTAGTAAACTTGACCACGAGTAACCCGTCCTTCACAATGTTTGGTGATGCTTCATTGTGATGAATGTAAGCGGTCAACATTAGGGCACTATGCAGGCTTGTTAGTAGACGTTTTTTATGTGTTAGGTAAGCAAGAATTGAATCGTCATCCAATGACTTGATTGTTTTTAACGATAGTTGAAATTGTGACAGCCATTTTGTCTTCGGAATGTTTTCATCTTTATACACTTTTGTCCATAAATCCATTACCATATTTGTAATTGGATTTTTAAGCTGCATAATTACATCCCCAATATGTTCATTTCGTTTTAGGATTTCTACTTCGTATTTGGTCATTCCCTCTGAGAATTTGAAAGATAATTGTTTTATAGGTGTTTACGCAACACTATCCAATGGTTGTGTAAATTCATTGTTTTTGAAGGCTTCAAGAATATCAATATCTAAGCGATCATCAACATCATATGCATTTCTGTCTTTTGTTAAATTAACACTCTTTGCTGCATCTAAAGGTACATTTACTATATGGTCGTAGTTGTTTAGGTTTCTTGGTGCATCAATATCGCAATCCACTTTTCGTGTAGACATAACAACATCATCGGCACCATTAAAAACCTTCACGCTTGTTTGTGTAGGTTCACGCTCCATTAATAACTCTTGCCGCAATTCGTCAAACGTTGCATTATAAGCATCTTCGTAAGACATTGGTTTGTGCGATGTTTTATCCCCTGCACCTCCGTAGTATTCACTATTATCAGTTATTGCCTGTTTTTGAGTTTCGGAAGGAACGTAGACATCATCGAGCACAGCGTAAGCATCACCAGCTTGGCGATTGGGATTACCATGATAATCTGAATCTTTAGCTATAATATGACGTTGTGTTTCAGGGGCATCATAATTTTCTTGATCGTAACCACCTTGGAAATTTTCACCCCTGTCAACATTTCCATATGATCTATGTGCATTAACATCTACAGTTTCTTTGACTGTAGTCCTTGCCAAGTCGTTAGGATCGACGGCAGTGTGCATTTTGAAGTTGGGACCCATATTACGTTGAGTGCTAATTGGGTCTACTGTTTGGCGCACGGTTGTTTTTGCTTTAACATTTGGATCAAACACTTGTCCTCGACGGCCATCACCTTTGATGTTAACTGGTTGTGCATCATGAAGTAGGGTTTCTTTAACTGTTGTCCTGGTTACTTGGTTTGGATCATGAACTGTTAGTTTTGCAGCCCCTTTCAAGTTCAATAGATCGGAATCGTGGATAGTTGTTTCTTTTATTGTGGTGCGTGTAACTTGATTTGGGTCATACACCATGAGCTTGGTAGCACCCTTCAAGTTCAAAATATCCGACTCGTGGATAGTAGTTTCCTTGATCGTTGTTCTTGTTACCAGGTTAGGGTCATGAACCGTTTGTTTTGCTGGGCACGTTTTTTGTAAATTACCATATTCACGCGGTGCTTCCACCGTATATTCTTTTCGTGTAACTTTAATCAAGTCTTCAATTGGTGCAGTTAATGATTTAAATATCGAAGCAAGATTACCTTGATATGTTTTTGTTGTTGTCACAGACCTTTCATTATCGTAGATATGAATGCTTGCCTTTCCATAATCATCTTTTCGTTGATTTGGCATATGTGTTAAAGATGGATTGGTCATACCGAACGAGGCTAGTTGTTCTTTGAATGGTTCTCTAACATTGCCCCGTTTGGTGTCTCCAACAGTAGTTTTGTATGCTCCACCTGCGTATTCTTTAGTAGACACATCCTGACGAGAAGTATATTTGGCATTTACATCTGGTTGTTGTTTTTCTTTGAAATATGCACCTGTAGTACGGAAATAATTTGCCGGAGTGTTGGTGAAAGAAGTCGGTACACGGTTTTTCTCGATCTTTCCTATCATTCCAAGTTTGCTTCCTTTTTGTCCCTCAATAACACGCCCTTCATAACTTGATTTTGGCTTAGACACTACGCGAAGTTGATCCGCTGTTTTTGGCATTACATAGTCACGTGTATCATATTGTTGAAAACCACCAGTGGGTTCTGCAGTATAGCCTCTGTTGATAGCAGGGCCTACACGTATTTGCTCAAACGGAAGTGTGTTATTTCGCACTCGTGGTGCCTCCATTCTAGTTTGAACATAATTTGCAGTTGCAGGTGTACCGGTCACATTACCAATGTTTGGCTGGGGTTTAAAAAAAATTTCAACTTCTTTTTTTGGCTTGTAAAACTGTTGTGCACCAGTAAAAGCTTCAAGCTGTTGCATTCCTTCATCTACCTTTATGTGCTTCAACTTCCCACGATAAAAAGGAATCATATTATTGTGCTTGAATTCATTTTCTGGGATTGACATTCCCGACAGTTGGCTGCTTACTACACGTGGAGGTACCTTAGCATCTGCGCTTGACTTGCTTGCATCGGCAAATTTTTTCTGAGCTAAACTTGCCTCGACTTTCTTGACTGTATTTACATAGTTAGAATCATAAACGTTGGTTGTTGATGGCATTTCATTGACATTCAATTGCTTGATAGGGTTACTCTTGATGGGTCTATTTTGGTTTAAGATATAACCTAATCCCATAAGGGTCAGACCTACATAAATTTCAATCATTGTAGTCACCTTACTGATTCGGCATAAAAAAATAAAGTCTAAAAAGCACAACAAGAATAACAACTGATTCGAATTACTTCATGTACATTTCATATTCGCATGCTTTACGCCAATTCACGCCTGGAATTTCCTGACTTGGTTGCATACAAGTTGTAAAAGTCCTCAATCCATCATACATGGTATCATCGTGATTTAGTTCAGGCAAAGCAGGCACGGGAGAAATTGGAGTGGGTAGGCATGGGCGATGGTTATCTTTGACCACAAGTCTATAATTGATGTTATAGTCAAAAGGAATTAATGCTTTTTCTTGTGGGTTTTGGCACAACCATTCCCAACGATTCCAACCTGTACTTCTTAAAGTGCATGGGGGATTAGATTGTCGCGTATCTTCTTTGGGCATTGCTCGGCAATCAGCGAGTGGTTGAGTTTGGCAGAATGGTTTTGCGGAAGGTAAGTATTTGTCAGTAGGACAATTGCTTGCTTTCCGGGTTATGCCCATCAATTCAGAATCTACATCAATAAGACTTTGATTCGTACAAACAGAAACACCTTTACCTTTTGCGATATGATTAGGATCAAAGGTAAAACATGCATCACACTCAACTGTCGGGGTACTAATCATGTAATTACCAGGACCTACTGAGCTTTTAAGATTGGTTTTGTATGTGCAAGCATCATCATTCAGTCTTGTAAAGTTCATACTTGTTAATTATAGATTAAAGAGAATATTCTTTTAGTCAACGGGTGTTATAGGTTTGACCACACCTGTATAATTCGAGTGGGGGTGTGGTGGGTACAGGAGCATAATGTTGCATTTGGCATGGGCGTAAATGACGCATAGAAGTATCGATATCAGGATGTTGAACTGGTTTGATATATTCCCTGCTTTTAAGAACGTTACCATCTTGAGGTAAATACTTGTATGCAGGGCAACGAGTAGCAGGGCGCGTTTGACCCCGCAAATCATTCTCCAAGTCCACAAGATTGCCATTGATATGTGAAACAGCCGTACCACCAACTATGCCAAGTTCTGGCCGGCATGCATCACATCTAGTAAACTTGATTGGATCAAGCATGTAAGACAGTGGGGCAACCGATTGGTGCAAATCAGCATTGTATGAGCATTGATCATAGATTTGACGATTCATTTTACTTATAAACTTATAATATTATTATTTCATTGATTTCTTTTTCGTAATCATTGCCTATTTGCATGCAGACTTTCGTTGAGCCATGAAAATGTCTTTAGATGGCTTTCCAATCCTAGTATCGTTATCAATTACAGTTGATGCACCTTTCACGTATGATTCAATACACGGAGACAATGGTTGAAAAACTGGAAAGTTGGTCTCAGCAATTTTATGACAATCTTTTTCACTTAGAGTATCAATCCCATTCAGTAAAACAGATTCCAAGTTTGGAATAGCTTGGCCACGCCCAAAGTAGGGTGCCGCAACAAAACTGCGAGAATTCAATATTTGTCGTTCTGGTCCATGCGTTAGGTCCGAGCCTAAACGTATCCTACTATCATTTTCAATGGTACATGACGATGCAACTCCATAACCAACCCGGAAACGCATATTAGGATACTCGTTGGCTAATGATTTGACCTTTTGTTCAACTTCTGCGCAAGTCCCATCAACATTGTAATAATTGTATGTTAAGTATTCAATTCTTGATTGGTTTTCACGGTCGCGCGTTTCTAACGCACACGCATCCTGGCGTATTTTGTTGCCATTGTCGAAATACCGCATTACTAAGATTGCTTTACACTTAGACAAGACAAATTTTGCAACGTCACTTACATGAGCACTTGACTTGATCTTCTAAGGCACCATCATGTATGTTACTCTATTTTTCATTTTATT